AGAGATTGAACAGACAGAGAAGCAAATACAGGAGAAGGGAAAGAAAGTATCTGAATTACAGGCAGAATATGATTCACTGAATAACAGAATTGACGGTATGCCGGTTTGTGTTGATATTACGAACACTTCCGAATACAAGAAAGTTAAGTCGGAATTGGACGAAAAAGAGGCTCTTTATAATAAGGAAGCGATTGGCTCAAATTTGACCGATTCCTTAAAGGAAGAACTTAAAAAACTGCAACATGATCTGTTGGATGTGACGGAGAAAATCGGAAAGGCATCGGTCAATGATTATATTGACAACCAGATATCACAGCTTCGTGAACAGCAGAGAGACACACAGCAGAAGATCGCCGATCAGGAATCAATACTTGATTTATTGAAGAAACTCGACCGAAAGAAAAATGAGATTCTTTCCGAAAGCGTCAATCAGTATTTGGAGTTTTGCAAAGTGCGGTTATTCAGACCGCTTATCAACGGAGATACAGAAGAGTGTTGTGAGTTCGTGTATAAGGGAGAACCATATAACCGGAATATGAACCACGGTGCAAAGTTGCTTACAGAGATTGATATTTGTCGTGCATTCCAGCGTAAGAATGATGTGGAAATGCCAATCATTATTGACGATACGGAATCCCTGGATGCATGGAGAATACCGGAGATTGACACACAGTTGATTGTTATTCGTAGAACTGACGACAAGGAACTGATTATTAAGGATATGGAGGAATGAGAGTATGAGTAAATTTAAGGTTGGAGACAGAGTGAAGCTTGTGAATCCTATGGAGCTTGGACGGAATTTTTTGGGCAGAACAGGAACTATTGAGTATATCGAAAAGAGCAATCAGGACGACCTTGATTATGCGGTTGAGTTCGATGAAGAATCGCCTAAATTCCATAACTGCTTCGGACATTGCATGAAGAATCATGGATATTGGTGTAATGATGAAATGATTGAGATTGTAGAACAGGATCCGAATCAGGAGTATTACAACGGAAAGATTTTTGTTGTAAAAGGTTATTTTCCGTCAATGATGACCGGGCATATATACGAGATTAAAGACGGATGTTTTATTGATAGTACAGGCTCGATGTATCCAATAGGCGAACCACTCAAAAATTTTGAAAATGTTGAAAATTATTTTTTGAAGGGATATGCACCGCAAAAAGTTGAAGTAATGGAAGTTAAGGAAGATTAGGAGGGAAATAATATGGCAGAGAATACACAGATTGCAGAGAAGAAAGCATTTTCCACTTCGTTAAGCGAGTGGAGCAATGCAATGACCGGATTGATTATCGAAGATTATAAGTCCTGTGGTATGAAGATGGATGATTACTCGAAAGAGTGCGCTATGGAAGCTATGACAAGCATTTTCAATCTTGTCAAGAGTGACCCTAAGATTGATATGAGAAACCTTGATACAAGCAATTTGAGAGGAATTGTGAAGCGTTGCGCATCACTTAAATTGAACGCAAGCGCATATCCGAGAGAGTGCTATTTTCAGTTACGAAATGTAAAAGTTGGAATTGATCCTCAGACAGGTAAGGATGTTTGGCAGAAACAGGTGGAAATGGGAATCGAGGGAAGCGGCTACGATTCATTGCTTGCTAATTATGGCAAGGATGTAAAACAGGTATATCCATATTGGGTAATTAAGGAAGGCGATGTATATATCCCACCAAAGCACAAAGGACTTACAGTTACAGAACCGGAATGGGAAGAAAAATTCTTGTCAGATAAGGCTGTTAGGGTTGTATATCCTGTGAAGTTGAATGATGGGAATATCACATATCTTTCGGCAGATCGTGACAGCGTAAAAATCAACCTTATGGCGCATGTTAAGCAAAACTTGATGAATGTTACTTTTGGAATTTGTGCTGATAGATTTAAGGCAAATGAAAAGCAGAAAGCAGAGATTAAGGCAAAAAAAGAAGAGATTCTTAATGCACTTAGAGCGTGCAAAACGGTTGACGAAATGCTTAAATGCGAGATTGCAAGACCATATATCAGCGGTGCGTGGCTTGATACGCCGGAAAGCATGATTGTACGTAAGATGTGCAACAATGCGACGAAAAAATACCCGAAAAATTATGATCCTATGGCGAGACAGGCACAGATGGAAATGGATGAGGTATATCAGATTTCGAAGAATGAGATTGAAGAAAACGCCAATTCCGTTGACTTTGACGAGGATGTTGTTGATTCAGAGATCGTGAGTGAAGAATCGGCAGAGCCGGAGTTTATGAAGGGAGAATAAATGCAGTCGGAAAGTATAAAGAAAATGATGGATGACATGAATAAAGGTGTTTACGACTTAACCCGTTGTGGCGAATGTACTCAATGCGGTGGCTGTTGTAGCAACATGCTACCCATGACAGAAGAGGAGATTGACACAATACACAAGTACATCAAGAAACATCACATCAAGGAACGTAGACACAATTATCCGACAGCCACGCCATCAATAGATATGACTTGTCCTTTTCTTAATGATGATAAGCCGAAAGAAAAGTGCGAGATTTATTCAGTCAGACCTAGAATATGCAGATATTTTATCTGCTGTCCGAGCAAAAGAAAACCTATTGAAGATTTTGAGTACAAGTCAAAGTGCAAAATTATCGACGTTAGAAAGGAGTTTTTCAGATGAGAGTTATTTCACAGGATGGAACAATGGATTTTCCGTACGATAACAGTTTGGTTTTTCTACATGAAAACAGTGTAAAAAGAAATACTTGCGTAGAAATACAATTATATGGGGGCACGGAGATTGACGCTGCAGCTGAATATTCAACCAAAGAAAAGGCGACTAAGGCTATGGCAATGCTTAGAGAAGCATATTGCAATAATGAGTTTTATCATCACACAGCCACGACAAATACTTTTCAAGGAGCTATGGGCCTTTTAAGCAGTGAAAAATTCAAAGAGGTAACGAGCGAGTATTTTCAGTTCCCACAGGATGATGAAATCGAGGTGTGAGTATGAAACAAAATCCAATAATAATTGCGTGTGAATTGTGCGGAAAGCCACAGGAAAAAGATAAATCTCGTTCCAATGAGAATTGGGATGTTTATGATTCAAAATCAGTATGTGAATGTGGTGGAAAGTTCAAAATGATGTTAAGAGAGGATGCGGATAGGTTAAGGAATGAAACTTAAATGTATCGCAACCGGTTCTTCCGGGAACTGCTACACATTGACAGCGGATAACGGAGAGACATTGATCTTGGATGCCGGAATCGGCATCCGGGATATCAAAAAAGGCTTGAATTGGAATATAAGAAATGTGGTTGGCTGCATAGTCAGCCACGCCCATTCCGATCATAGCAAATCGGTTAAAGATTTGCGCGATATGGGAATACCTGTGTTCACGCCGTATGAAGTGTTACTTACGAATAAGTTTTTGGCAAATTCTTATTTTGCCGTGAGAATATTTGATTTAACGACATCAGATAATAAATGGGTTCACACTAACTCAGATGGCAGCGAGTGCCCTTGTTATGGATTTTTAATTGAACATCCAGAAATGGGTAAGATGCTTTATATCACAGATTGTGAGTTTGTTAAGTGGCGGTTTAGTGGAATTAACCACATACTTCTTGGTGTGAACTATGACAAGGATTTAATTGACAATGAAGATTCTGCAAAGGTAAATCACGTATACCGGGGTCATATGAGCATTGACACCGCTTGTGATTTTGTTAAGGCAAACAATTTCAAAGACTTGGAGAACGTTATTATGTGCCATTTGTCGAAGAATAATGCTGACAAGGACTTATTTATCGGCAAGATGAAAAGAACAGTTCCAAATGCAAATGTGGACGTTGCAGAGCCGGTCAAGGAATGGTTGCTACGGAATCCGAATGAATGTCCGTTTTAAGAAAAGGAGTGACAGCATGAAAGATATTGAAGAAATTAAGAGAATGCTTTCCTACGTGAAGAAAATCGACATCAATACGTACAGCGCAGAAATTGTGGTCGGGAAGTATAGGGGCAGCGTTGTTTTTTCTAACAATGAGAGAGGTTATGAACACGTAAGTTTCTGCACGTATAACGGTCGATTGCCGGATTGGTATGCAATGTGCGAGTTGAAGGATGCGTTTTTCAACGATGAAGAGGAAGCATATCAGATCATGCCAAAGAAGAGTGAGTACGTAAACATGGTTGATAATTGCTTGCATTTATGGCGTCCACATAACGGATTGGAACTTGGACTTCTTACACGCATTAAGCCGGGCAAGATTATTAAGGGCAAGGCGGTGGGATGATGAGCAGATGGAAAGAAAATGATTGCGTTGGTTGTCCGCAAGGTTGCATTAACTGTGGTAGGAAGAATGACTATTACGTGTTCGAGTGTGACAGATGCGGAGATCAAACGACCGATTCAGAAAAGTTTATTCACGATGGCGATAGCGATTATTGCCGGGATTGTTGGGAGGATGTGAAGTACGAAATGGGAATGAAGAGAGATGCTATGCTGTGTAAGGCTATTGATGATTCAACGCATGATTGGGTTGAGGGAAGCCTTGTAATACAGGATTGGAACGACAACTTTGTATTTATCATTGAGAAGTTCGAGGGAGCCTGTTTTATGCGATCTGCAAGAGAACTTCTCATGGATATGGCACACATTATCAACAAAGATACGATTTGCCGGTGTACCGGATGCAGAGACACAGATGGAGAACTTATTTATGAACACGATATTTGCGAAGATAAGAACGGAAAGCGGTATGTGTGCCGGTGGATTGCAAGTGCAGCGTTGTTCGAGTTCAAGTGCAAAGAGACAGGCATTTCATACGAAATGACGCATGCAGAGGATTTCATTGTTAAGGGCAATGAATATGATGATTTAACATATTAGAGATGGAGGTATTAAACATGAACAAAGTAATTTTGATGGGTCGATTGACCCGTGACCCGGAAATCAGATACACACAGGCATCAGAACCGTTGGCAATCGCAAGATATACACTTGCAGTTGATCGTAGATTTCAGAGAAGAGACAATTCTGGAAATGAGCAGACGGCAGACTTTATAAACTGTGTTGCATTTGGAAAGAACGGAGAATTTGCTGAAAAGTATTTGAAGCAGGGTACAAAGATTGCGATTACAGGTCGTATTCAGACAGGCAACTACACAAATAAAGATGGCAACAAGGTTTATACAACAGAGGTTGTTGTCGAGGAACACGAATTTTGCGAGAGTAGATCATTGCAAGGTGGAAACACACAGGATGAACCTGTTCCTATGCCTGCTGATGCTGGATTTATGGATATTCCAACAGGATTGACAGGTAACGATTTACCTTTTAAGTAGGAGTTGATGATATGGGTAATAAGCATACAATGACAGACCTTTATCAGATGCAATCGCTTCCTTTGTCAGGAAAAATCAAAATGACAAAGAGAAGAATTGATGAATGGGTCGATCGGTTTGGAGAAGAAGGCGTTTACGTCAGTTTTAGTGGCGGTAAGGATAGTACGGTTTTAGTCGATATTGTACGAAATGTTTGCAATTATAAAGATATTCCACTTGTGTTC